CCGAGAGTGATCGGTAAGAAGATATTACGTGTCCTTTCAAAGCGCTTGCCTTTGCGCTCAATAATACAGGTACACTCCTTCCTGAGTTCAGCGTTATGAACTACGATGAACTCCCTAAGAAGATCACTCTGGCGTCCCGGCAGAGCACCAGCCAGGATCGTATTTAGGTTATTAACTAGACCATTCGAGGGATCAGCTCCCATATGGGCAGCCGCATACTCCTCACCAGCGTCACAAGTTGAAACATCACTACGTATCTCATCCTGACCCTGAACCTTATGCATTCCGTAGAACAAACCGGTGTTCAGGTAATCAACCTTCCATGGCGTCCTCGACCGCTGGGTATTTGAGGCCCTTAGGTCGAGTAGCACAGAAGTAGAGTTGATATTAAGATATTCGGGATGGTGATACGCCTTCCCAACACTCATGTTCAGACCAACCGCTTTTCCCATACGGATATGACTCTCCCAGAGATCAGGATGAGCACAATATACCATATCGTCACCATTGACAAGGACGCGGTTGAGTCTTTCCTCATCTTCCAAACCCCACTGCCTTCCAGCCATATTCAGGAGATAAACTCCCAGGTTGGCAAGACAGAGAATCGGGAAAGACAGGATAGAACCCATGAGTTGGCCATTCTTTTGAAGCCCCCTATAGACCTTACCTTCGTCAGACTGATCATCTGGATAGAAGAGATCATGGGGGCCAAGAACCTTTAGGGCCTGTTGTTGTTGGAGCGGACTGAGATCCTGGATAAGGTAGCGAAGAATTCTACCAGAGTACTTCCAGGAAAGGCCATCAGTAGCCGCAGAGTAGTCTATTGAGAACCACTCGTCATCCATATGAGAACTGGATGCCATATCCAACACGTCCGTCGGCGAAAAGGGTCTGCCGATCAGACGGAAGCAACTCATTCTCCTCATCGCGGTATGGAGAACTTTCTGCAAAGGACGAACTGAATAGTAGGGAAGAGCTTCTCCTTTCGAGATCACTCTAACTTTAAACGGTTCTAAAACAGCTTGTATAGTACACTTTGCAGGGACGCTGAAGTCCAGCCGACTCGCCTGACGAACAAGGTCTCTCCACCCATCACCCCCAAAGGGAGCTCGGGCCTCGAGAACCTGGTTCGTCAGACAGCCATTTTTGGTATACACACGCGGGAAGAACTTCATCGCACAAATTTCTGATCCCGTTGGGTTGATGTCGACGAGACGTAACAACTCATAGTGTTGACCACCGGTCGCGCGAGTCTGCTCAAAGCAGGCACTACCGCTAGCACGACCATCCTCGAACCTTTCGGAAACTTTGTCAGCGACTTCAGAACGAAGGCTGTCGAGTACCGACTTAAAGGTACGATCCGTAAAAATTTCTTCGATCACGGACTCATCACCCATATCAGGTGATGTTAGGGATTTTAAGTGGTCATCGTAGGTTTTCTTAACAAAGGCATCAGACGCTGGCAATGAGCAGCGCTTACCTTGAAACCACGAATACCAGAGATGCGTATTCTTGCGATTGAATACGGCCAATCTAGGCTTAAACCATCTCTTAAGGGTTCCTGACGGTACGAAAGGCACGTCAGGTTGTGGAGGAAGCTCGTTACGAAGATACTTGGCCAGAGGGTAGGCAAGCGTCCATTTGGCACGCTTTAACCAGACCATCTCGTCAAGAGAACTATCTAAGTAATGATGCAACTGTAAACACAGTGCATCTAGGACAGGTACCCTCGCACCATGATGGTGAAGAAGGAGGGACAGTCCCCGAGCAAGAGCCGTTGTCCGATTTACGATATCCATCGTAGCCTCCTCGGACCGGAAGCTGACTGATGGTGGAGTTTCGTTACTCCATCTTCGGTGCAGCACTTCGTAAGGGAGACCGACAGGGATCCCACTTAGCGAGTGCTTTTGAGCACAATTCGGATCGGTTTTTACTGGCTTTGACAACATAGTTGTTCAAGGTAGGTTAACCGAAG